TAGCGCACTACGTTCGGGACGTAGGGGTCGCAAGTTCGAATCTTGTCATCCCGACAGAAAAAGGGTTAGAGTGTTGATATTCAACATTTTAACCCTTTGTCGCTTTAAAGCACTCGGTGAAGAATCGGTGCGCAATGAAGCAACGCAATTTTTATGTTTTATTCGGAGTCCTCGGCGCAAAAACGTAGAGGACAAAAAAATGTGCCCAAAAAACTCGGTGATAAATCAGCTTAAAGGCTGGACGCCGCCTGTGTTTCATCAGGCGTCGGAGTGTTATGTGTCGTTCACTGCATTCTGCCCCACCACGGGGAAAATGAAGCTGAAGAAGATTATGCTCGGGAGATACAAGAGCAAGCGAATGCAGAAGGAGATGGCGAAGCAGATAATGCAACGGCTGACGGAAAAACTGCTCGACGGATGGAACCCGTGGATTGAGGCTGAGAATCCTACGGAGTATACGACGTGGGACGAGGTGTGCATGAAGTATGAGGAGTGGCTTGCCAAGATGGCAAAGGAGAACGGCTACCGATTGGAGACCGTGGCAAGCTACATGAGCTATCTGAAGATACTGAAGGACTGGATAGCTGACAAGAATGTGCATTATATTTACCAGTTTGACCGACGCATTGTCGGCAAGTTTCTCGACTATGTATTCGTGGAGCGCAACAACACGCTTCAGACGCGCAACAACTATCTGGCGTGGCTGAAGACATTTGCGAAATACTTGGTCATGCGGTCGTATGTGCCGAGGAACCCTACGGAGGGTTTTCAGGCTATCATGCGCAATGCCCACAACAAGAACCGCGACACGATTGCGGAGCGTGACCTGACGCGGCTGCGCGAATATCTGGAGGAACACAACAAGCATTTCTTGTTGGCTACATATATATTGTATTACACATTCCTGCGGCCACACGAGATGTCGCTGCTGAAAATAGAGGACATACAGATTAAGAAGCAGGTGATTTGTGTGCATGGCAAAAATGCGAAGAACCACAACGACGCGGTGGTGACGTTGCCGAAGAAGATACTGCTGTTGATGGTTGAGCTTGGAGTGTTCACACATCCGGGCAGCGACTACCTCTTCTCACGCGGTTTCATGCCGGGAAGGGAGTACCGCTCGGAAAAGTACTTCAGGGACTACTGGCAGCGAGTACTGCGCAAGAAGCTGGACTTTCCCGAGCGGTACAAGTTCTACTCGTTGAAGGACACGGGCATCACGAACATGCTGCGGCGACACGTCGACACGGTGTCGGTGCGCGACCAGGCACGACACTCAAGCATTGAAATAACCAACATTTATGTGCCTCACGACATGAAAAGGGCAAATGCGGAGCTGAAGGACTACGAGGATGACTTTTAGTTCTTCAGAGGATAGAACGTGCCTTCGATGATGTCGGAGAGGCGACCGCCGGTGACCTGATACTTGAGCTGCTGGCAGTAGAACTTACGGCCACCGATGTTGAAAATGTGGCGTGCGTCGCGGCGCTGGAGCGAGCGGAACTTGATGACATATACGGTAGTGAGGTCGAGCTGTTGCGGAATCTTCCAGTAGGTGTTGTACATGCCGTGCTCGGAGTTGATGGAGAGGTCGTAGTTGCCGTTGACATCCATAAACTTTACCTCCTGCATTTTCCAGAACTTGTAGCCGAGGGAGCCGCTGGGCATGGAGCGCATCTGAAGTCGGCTGTTGATAGTGACCGGCACGACGGGATAGTTGTCACCGCGCTCCTCGCCGCAGCACTCGAACTTGCTCACACCCATGTAGAACCCCACATACATGTTGTCTTTGGCCGACCGCTCCGTCGACTCGCCCTGCACGAGACGCTCCGCCACGCCCTTACCTTCATCCTCGTCGGTGATATTGCCCACATCGCCGTCGCCGTTCTCTATGACCGGGAGCGGATAGGAATAGTAGTCGTGCAAGCGGCAGAATACATTCTCCACGGGGACAATCTTCAGCTCCATCTTGTCGTCGGAGTTCTCGTCGATGCGCGGGCCGAACTGGTTGATCATGCCGAGGCGCGTACACTTTGACACGCCGCTGTTGGTGCCCTTCTTGAAGATAGAGCGCACGATGAACGGAAACTCCAGCGGTATGCGCCGACCGGGCGTGTCGGCACTCCAGTGGAAGCTGCGGTCGTAGTAGGCCACCATGGAGTGATAGGCGGCAACGACATAGTCGGGCGCGTCGTCGTCGGTCTTGTAGAAGTCGGTGTTGTCGCCCGAGATTTTATACCATATATTATATAACGAGGCATAGTCGTTGCGGTATTGCGGCAAGCGGTCAGGGCAGTCTACATACTCGATGCGCCGGGCGAAATCGTCGTCGAGGGCATAGAACTTATAGATGCTGGTGGAAGGAAACTTGTAAGCCACGTTGTGGTAGACAAGGTTGTCGGGTGGGTCTTGGTCGTACTGCTTGTTAATGTCGCCGATGATGTCGGCATGTGCAATCTCCTCCACTTCGGCACTCGCGTAGTAGTTGGCCAGGGTCTGTATCTCGACAACCTTTGCATTGTTGTCTACGACGAGACACACGCCGCAAAGGTGCTCCACCTCGGAGATGAAGTCGGAGACAGTCCAGTTCTCAAGCATCTCGCTGTATTTAGTAGTCTGGTAGCCATGGACGAGAATAAGACGGCTCAGCTCTGTACTGCCGGCAATGGCATCGTAGGAGCGAGTGTAGCCGAGAGCCTTGAGCACACGGGCAACGACAGTGGCGAGATAAGGTTGCGGACAGAGCGTAGTGCCGGACTTGAAGTTGACGGTAGTGGCCTTTGCCACCTCGTCAACCTCATTGTATATGGTGGACGACGACTGAAGCATATTGCCGATGCCGTTGCGTATGCTCGCCTTCGCCACTACGGGCGTGCAGACATATTCGCAGTCGGGATAATGGCTGAAGAGCGAGCGGCGTGCCTCTTCGACGGTGAGATTGTCAATCTCGCCGAGGTCGAGGTCGTGGAGATACTTGTCGCTACCGGCGAGAAAGTTGAACTCGGAGTTGCCCGACACAATCTGAATCTTTGCGTTGCGCTCGTCGATTTCAAGGATAATCTCGGTGCCACGGATGATGACACCCTTCTCGCAGTAGAGAATGGCTTGGCGGTTCTCGGGACGCGCCGTGACATCGAGGCGGTGCATGGCGCGGTAGATGCGTGCATTCTGCGGGTCGGCAAGCGATATGTCGATGTCGAGCGTGTGCTGGCCCTCGGAGGTGAAGAACGGGTTGCGGTCGTAGAACTCAAGTGAGATGTCGGATGCGAGATGCACCTCGCTGCCGTCGATTAAAAGTTTTATCATTTTCGTTTTCTGCTGACGTTAGACTTCATTTTATTGACAAGACGCTCCGCCTCGATGGTGCCGTGCTTACCAGTGGCGTAGGTCTCGGCGACGATGGGCGACGAGAAGCGGCGGTCGATGGAGGTGAGTGTGCGCACGACACGAGTGAGAACGGTGGTGAGGGCGACCGACTGAGGAGACTCTGAGCTATTAGGAGACAAGCCTTGCCGGGCATCTCTAAGCCTACCTACACTGTGGGGGCTATTGGAGGATGGCACAACGGCGGCGATATCGTCGGCTGAGAGTCGCGAGACGGAGCCAGTGCGCTGTGCCTCATTGATGAGATTGAGAACGGGGCGCACGGCAGGGTTGGCAGTGGCAAAGCGGTTGGCGACAAATTCGTTGGAGTGGACTATACCCTGGGGCTTGTCCCATGCGCCGGAGGGAGTGAAACCACCGGTATCGAAACTGCCGACGGCAGCCTTGGCCATTTCGAAAGCGGCGGTGATAAGGGCCGTCTCGACGGCTGCCTTGGCGAGACCTGCCACACCGAGTGTGCCGACATTCTTGGCGATACTCGCGGCACGGGCGGCAAGCACAGTTTTTTCGAGCGCATCGATCATTAGCGAGAGAATGCCACGGAGGAAGTCCTTGAAATTTGCTTGCTCGCCCTGCAGAACCTTGCCCAGCTCTTCGCCGAGTTTCTGGCCTGCAGAGACGATGGTTTCACACACTATGTCGTTGTATTTCTGCGCCAGCTCCTGCTTCTTCTTCAGAGTGTCTTCAGTCTGCTCCACCTCGGCATCGTCGATTTGCTGTTGTATGGCGGCACGTTGCTCGGCAGACAGCGAGGTGTCATCGAGGAGTTTTTGGAGGTAGCCTTGCCAAGCCTCCAGACGGTCGGTCTGACTCTGCTCATCGATACGGCCAGCCTTGATGTCGGACTTGCGCTGACTCTCCATCAGCTCGTCAAAAGTTTTCTTGGCATCGCTGATGACACGGTCGGCAGACTCCTTGTTGGCTTTTTCAGTATCCTTGTCGTAACGCTCCTTCAGCCGCTTGAGGTCTTGTTGATATTGCTCCTCGCTGATGAGCTGCTTGTCGTGGAGATTGTCGAGAAGGGCGAGATCTTGGTCGTATTTCTGCTTGATGGTGTCGAGCTCTTGGGCAAGTCGCTCCTCCTCGGTGTCGCCGAAGGACTGCTCCACCTCACGGAGCTGGTCGTAGAGCCGCACCTTGTAGTCGAGAATCTTCTTCTCGATCTCGGCACGCTTCTTGGGTTCAAGACCGGCGACCTCGAGTTTTTTGTTAAGCTCTTCGAGTTCGAGGTCCTCGATGCGACGGTTGTACTCCTCTTGAGTAGCGATGGTGCCGTCGAGGTAGGCTTGCTTGGCCTGGGTGCGCTTGGACTCGTAGTCGGCGGTGATGGAGTCAAGTTGCTTTTGAACCTTCTTCTCTGCCTCTACCTCGGCCTTGTGTTTGGCTGCCGCCACTTTCTTGGCTTCCTTGGCTGCATCTTCGGGCGACACATAGTGACCAGCCTTGTTGCCAGTAGATGAAGAGTTGCCGCTGGCATCGCTCTTTGTGAGTTGGCTGACAACAGCCTTGTGCAAATCCTTGTCGTTGTTGACGAGCTTGTCGAGAGCGCGGTCTTGCGCCTCCAGCACTTTTTGTTGGCTGAGGTTGCTGTTAAGCCTACCCTCATGCACGCCACGCTCACGCTCTTTTTTTGCCAACTCACCATTAATACCTCTGTGTGTGCGGCCACCATCTTTATAATTGTAGTATTCTTTATACTTTTCTGGATGAGCTTCAATCTCAGCATTTACTGACTTGATTGAAAAACGTATGCGCTGCTCTTTCTGCTTCAGAGCCAGTTTCTGCCGTGCGATATTCTGCTTTTGCTCGCTGATGGCCTGTGCCATGGCGAGGTTGTCGAGCTGCCGGATGTACTCTTTGACGGAGTTGATGTTCTCGTTGTAGAGTTTGCCCTCGTTGGATATGCTGGCATGATAGCCGGGGATGATTTTCTGAAGGGCGTTGATGGCGGCTCGACGCTCATCAACGGAGAAGGCATTGGAGTGGATGACCTTTGTGAGCTGCTCAATGCGTGTTTTCTCCTCAATGTGGCTCTCGGCAACTTTTTTGTCAATCTCCGCTTGCTGTTTCTTTATGGCGTTAGCTTCCTTCACCTCCTGAAGGTTGTCGTGTACGGCTTGCTTGTGGGCTTGCCAAGCCTTGACAGCAGAATATATAGCGATGCCAACAACAGAGAGCACGGTGGCAAGAGCCGTCCAAGGATTGGTAAGGCTCGCCAGACGGGCGGCACGCATGACAACGATATAGCCCTGCACACCCTTTGTGAGCAATGCCCATGTGGCCTGAAGAGCCACTATGGCAGAGCGCATGAGCACAACGGTTGCTTTGTATGCGGTATCAACTGCAATGGCTGTTTTCTTGACAGCCAACAGAGCCTTCTCCTTGATGATGGCAACAGTAAGAATGTTGGTGTAGAATACGACGGAAGCCGTGAGTGCGGTTACAGAACCTATATGTTGCACGAGGAACTCGCCCACCTGATAGAGCACTTTGATAGTCTTGACAAGCATGGAACCGGCATTAATACCATGCTCCACAAGTGGCAACAGCTTCTCGCCAAGTTCAACGCTAAGGTCGAGGAACTGCTTCTTCGCCTTGTCGATGCCAGCCTGGACGGTTGAGTTCTGCGTGTTGAATTCGTTAAGCACGCTTGTGCCTTGGTTGTAGGCATCGTTGGCCACCTGCTGTGCCTCGCGCACCTGGTCGAGGTGTGACGCCACAGAGGAGAGAACACCTACGGCACGAGTACCCTCAAGCTTCATCTCCTTGAACATGGGAGCCATCTTGTCGAAACCGCCCGTGGACTGCATGGCCGAGAGGAACTTCAGCAATGCCTCGTTGGCATCGGTTTTCAAAAGATTGGTGAACGATTTTACGTCCTCGCCAGCGAGAGCCGCGAACCGTGCCGGCTCTTGATACATCTTGGTGATGAGTTGTGAGAACACAGTGGAAGCCGTTGCCTCCTCCTGCATATTCTGGTCGAGGGCAGAGGCGAGACCCATGAGCTGGGTCTGGGTCATGCCAGCTTGAATGGCCACACCCGAAAGATCGGCAGTGAAGTCGACGATGTAGCCGGCATTGGCTGAAGATGACTGCGCAAGGTCGTTGACGGCAGAGCCAGTTGCGAGCATCGCGCCACGCAAGCCCTTCTTGTCATCCTCGCCGAACATGTGGGCGAGCTTGCCAATCTTGTCAACCGCACCCTCACCGAGGTCATCGCCGAGCGCGACATTGATTTTATCGGCACCGTCGACGAACTCCTCGATCATCTCCTTGTTGGTGATGCCGAGACGACCTGCTGCACCGGCAAGGGCGTTGAGTTGTTCGCGAGCCGTGCGCGTGTCCATGCGCTTGAAGTCCTCGTTCATGGCATGAACCTGCTCCTTTGTCTGGCCAGTGTATTTCTGCACATCTGCCATTGCCTCCTCCATGTCGGCATAGTCGTTGACACACTGGCGGATGGTGGTTGTCACGCCGCCAAGAGCGTCGAGACCAGTCTGAAGGGAATAGTACCACTTATTGAAAAAGTCGGCCATGCTGCCCAGCTTCTGCCCTAACGACTGCGACTCGGCGGCTACGCCACGGATGGCACGCTTGTGCTCGGCGAGGATAGCGTTGAGTTGGGCAATGCTCTTCACTGTCTTGGTGTACTCCTCTGTGCCGATGGTCATCTTTTTAACATCGCGTGTAAGTTCACGGATCTTCTTTTGGATAGCAGGGACGCTATTGTCTATTTTTGAGCCGTCAATGTAGACTGTGACGGTACGACTATATTTTTTTGCCATATCTAATAATTTTTAGCATGGCAAAAATAATGCATTAAGCGCGAGCAACAAAGGACTTGATTTTTGTCTTATTGAAACTTGCGTATGTCATAAAAATTTAGTAACTTTACAACGAAATATAAACCTATAAAAACCGACTATTATGTATCATTTGACGCAAACACAAGCTATGTTTTTAGTGGTCATTCTTGTGATAATATTCTTGATAAAAGGTATTGGGAATGCTGCAAGCAAACCAAATACCGAGACACTTTGCAAATTATATCCAGAGTTTAAGGAACCATTGCGAATTGGTTTTCCTTTGCTGTTTTGTAAGGAAATGAAAAAGCGCGACATGGTATACCGTGACAATTGGGTGCCGCGAAATTACAAGAACGACCCCAACGACCCAGAGTTGAGGAAGATTATGAAAGAAAAAGACCTCATACTCACCCGTGACGACCAATGGACATTCACTGGCAAAACAAAAGAATATTTAATAAAAAACAATGCGTGGTAAAGCGCAAAAAGGCAGAGAGCTTGAATGTTCAGCTCCCTGCCTTTTTTAGTGTTGCCGCTTGACTATTGTCACGCGGTCAATCTGTTCGAGTACGTTTTGCGCCGCCTGATCACCGTAGTAGTCGGCAGCGATGTCGGCGAGGTGCTGCATCTGTTGCTCGACATTCTTGTCGAGCCAGTCGACGGGTCGGCGGCGTATGGGTCCGGGCTTGACATGGCGGTTGGGGTCGTGCGAGCCGCGCACCACACGGCCGTTCTGCCGGATGTAGCCGTTGCCCACGCCGTATGCCACGAACACGCCGTAGCGCACGAACTTGAACGCCACGGCATGAGCCAGACCGTCGTCGCGTGCAGTGTTGACAGCAGCCTTCAGACGGCCACGGAGGTCGCCGCTGTAGACCTGCGTCTCGGCGATGAGCGTGCCGAGCGAGCGCGAGCGCACAGTGTCGCCCCACGCCTTGACACGCTGGTTGAACTCTTCGGCGGTCATCGCCTTAGGGTCAGAGGTAGGTTGTGCTGCCATAGGCTACATGTCGGAAATTGCCTTGTATTCGGCTGTCGCATCGAACGACGGACAAGCCTTTGCCGCGAAGTCGCGGTGGCCACGGATGACAGCCTTGGGGAACTGCCGCTTCAGGCGCATGAGTAGGTTGACGAGAGCGTCGCGCTGCTCGGGCGTGCGTGTATCCTTCGGAGAGCCGTCTTTGGCCAGACCTCCGACGTAGCACACCCCGATGGAGCCAGTGTTGTGCCCCTTGCAGTGTGCCCCCACCTTGTAGAGCGAGCGTCCGGCGTGTACGGTACCGTCGCGGTAGACAACGTAGTGATAGCCGATGCAGTCGAAGCCTCGCTGACGGTGCCACTGGTCGATGGTGCTGACGGTGTAGTCGCGACCCTCGACAGTAGCGGTGCAGTGAACGATGATGAGATTGATTTTGCGCATGATAATTTGAAATTTAGACATGCAAAGATAGCAAGCCTAAACAACAATCAAAGGGACACTAATAGACCATGTAAGGCGAGAAATCGAAAGAGTCGGGGTGATAACTAATCTCCCCGAGGTATGACATAGCTATGCGATGACATGTGCGCTTGATGTCATCGAGGGTCGGGCGGTGGAAATAATCCACTTGATGGTATTTTGTTTCGCTTGTGCCGAGGTCGTGGTCGAGGTGCTCCATCCGGATAAATAACCGCCAGACCCCGTTGGGCAGTTGTTGAATCGGAACCCACTTCGTTAAGTTCCGGCATGAATAGTTGTTTGTGCTTGCCATGTTTTATCTGTTCTTTGATTTTGTTGATTGCCTTGTACTGCTTGCGAAGTATTACTTTGGTGTAATGCCCTTCAACCATAATGTACTTGTACCATCCACGGTCGAGCAATGCGATGAGCTTCTTGCGCTTGTTGTAGGTGTTGTAGTGTACCATCAAGCCGAGATAGCTGTTGAGCGTAGCCACAAACTGCTCGGCACACTGCTCACCCTCACCATTCTGAAGCTTCAGATTGTAGGAATGGATGCGGCGGAAGGCTGCGCCGAGAGTGCGCTTGCTGATGTAGACACGCCCAGGCTTGACCATGGCACCGACATAGAGCACACCTTTTTGGTAGGGCTGTATATAAATCTTCTTCGGGTGGAGAGTTATATGCAGGATATCGCGACAGAAAGTGCGGATCTTGCCGACCATCTCGGATGCATGGGCAAACCCCTTGGTGTCGAGAATGACAAAATCATCCATGAACATCTCAAGTGCCTCGACCTTCAGATCATGCTGAAGGAAGTCGACAAGCACCGACATATAGAAATTGGCAGACAACTGAGAGATTAGCTTGCCTATGGCTATGCCGACATGCGGAGGATTGTGCATGAGTGACTTGTCGTGCGGCAAACCATGCCAAAACTGCGGAGGCGAGCGACGGATGAAATGCTCTTGCGGTGCATCGTAGATAGTCTTTTTGAGCAAGTAGAGAAGAAAATCACGGTCGGGCGCATGATATTCAGACATAATAAGGTCTTCGTACATCCACCATAGAATATTCTTATCAATAGACATGAAGAACCCTTTGATGTCGAGACGGATAATGACAGCATCTTTAGTGTAGTCATCGGTGAGCGTGCGGAGCTTGGAAGACAGCGACTGAACGGCACAGAGACACCCATAACCCTTGCGGCAATTCTTGGAAACATTATGCTGGCGGTCGAACCTCGCCTCAAGCAACGGCTCGATGCGCTCTGCTATCCAGTGATGAACAATACGGTCGCGGTAGTTGGCACCAAATACCTCGCGCTTGACCGGGTAAGGCACAATAAAAACGTCTGATGGCGACGGCTCATAACGCAAGGTTATGCAGTCGCGCCACAGACGGACAATATTGTCGGAAGAGTTGAGAGAGAACTCAATGCAGTCGTTAGACGAGCGTTTATTCTTGTCGCATGACTGTGCGGCATAGAAAAACGAAAGAGGAGTGTTGTAGACATCATCTTGATATGCTGCCGCAGGGCGCACGATGCCCTGGTTAGACTTGTTGTTGTTGTTCGCGTTGCCGTTGTTGACGTTCACGTTCCATGCGTTGCCAGCATCCCACTCATCCGTTGTCGCTACTAAATTCACATTCTTTTCTCCATCGGAAGACGAAGAGAGCGACCCATATAAAGAAAAATATTGCTCACTCATAATGCCCTAAGGTTGAGAATTATGACTCCGGCTACTGTGCAGTGTTCTTCCACGCGGTGGCTTGCCTACCGATGCTCTCGGTAAGGACAGCCATTTGCGCTGCTGTGGAATTGGTAATCTGCTCCAGCTCTTTGCATACTCCAATCAGCATCTTGACGGTGCCGAACTCTACAATGAACTCTTCGAGATATTGCCTACGGCTTGTGCGTCGGTTGCGCCACTCACCGATAAACAGACACGCCAACTTGATTAAGCCATTAGCCGACTTGTTAGCCTCCGCATGGAATTGAGGCAAATAGTCGGGCGCAGGAATCGCAGTATTGGCCTTTTGTATAAGCTCAAGGCAGCGAAGTGCGGACTCGAAGAGATGACTCCCGAGATCGTAGCGATATTCTCGGGAGAACTGCTTGCGAGCTCGAACAATCAGCAAGAGCAGCTCGTAAGTCTGTTTGTAAATCGGTAAAGTTTGTGCAAGACGTTGATTTGCCATATAATAGTATTAACTTAAATTTAACAAACTTATTGCACCCCTGTTCATTAAAATTATTTAATAAAAAAAGCCGCTTCGCGGCTGTCTATGAAAGACTTGCGCAAAGCGACTTGTGCAACACATTGATATTTAAAGAGTTAAAGAGATAAAGAGTTAAAGGGATTAATATGCTGCCGCAGGGCGCACGATGCCCTGGTTAGACTTGTTGTTGTAGTACGCGCCGCCGAAGGTGACGATCACGGTCCATGCGACGCCAGCATCCCACTCAGTGCTGCTCCAATGCCAATCTTTTGTTAAAATATATGAAGAACCGAAATTATTTGTTAAGAATTTATCAATCTGCGTGCGATATTTGTAGTACATGCGGAGTTGACCTTGTGTGGGCAACGACCACTTTGTAGGGTCGTCGATAGCTGTACTGTCGGCGGCTTTGGTGAAAGCTTTGTAGGCACGGGCAGCTTCAGCAGCCGGGAAGCTGATACCGCGCTCCTTACCACACGCGAGAATGAGGTCGGTGTTGGCATCGCCATTGAGATCTTCGAAAACGCCTTGATTGTTGGAGCCAAAATCCTTGAGACCGGGAACATTGACATTAGTCGGGCCCCATGCGAAGCGAGTAGCAGAATCAGCCTTCGCATTTTGCAGAGCCATGACGAATGCCATGCGCTCGGCGCGGATGGCCACTCCGAAGGCAATGTATTTAGACTTCTCGTTGATGGAGAGCGACTGCCACTCCTCCTCGGAGAAATAGCGACGCTGTGGCTGAGAATCTCTAAGCGACGATTTGAGGTAGGTTGCCACCTGAAGGTCGCGCAGACCACCAGCCCAGCGCATGTGGTCGACAATATCGCGCCAAGTGGCATTGTCGGGGAGGTCAGGAAAACCGACTTCACGCAGTGCCTTGATTTGGTCTTGCTTGTTGAGACCGAGAATTATTGATGAGTTGTTAGCGTTGTCCATAATAGTGATGAATTTAATTGATAAGCCTTGTTAAGCCTCTTTAAGCCATACTATGCCGTGGGCATGGTAGGACTTAGAGGCAGACGGTTATTCTTCGGAGACTGGAATGACTGACAGTGCCAATGCTTTAGAATCGGCATAGAGTCTGCCACTGAGAGTAGACAGACGGTAAGCAGAACCGCTATCGTATTGAAGGCAGGTCCAAATGAAGTCGACAGTCTTCTCCATGGTGAACGCTTGGCCCCACACTTGTGCGATGACATTGTCGATAGACTTGCGGTAGCGGTAGATGACGAGAGCCTGGGCGACATCAGGGAGCATCCATGCAGTCTGGTCGTCGACGGCAACACCATTGACCTTAACCCCATCTTCTTCGAAATAGGCGTGATAGTCACGCGCAGCCTCGGCAGCAGGAGAGCCTATGACCCCGTCGGCATTCTTGTCGGCATAATAGTCTAACATGCGCTGGTTGAAGAGAGCAACATTCTGATGACTCCACGAGCCAGCCATGCCAGAGAACTGCTGCAAGTCGGTGACAACCGTGCGCGAGCCCCACGCCTTGTTGCCATAGAACTGCAGAGCCATGACGAACGAGAGACCGTCGGCATGGACACGCACACCACGCAGGGCGAACTCCTCGGAGCGCCCTGCATTGTCAACGGTCTGCCACTCCTCGACAGTGAAATAAAACTTCTTGCCGTCGCGCTTGCGGTCGGCGGCAACACGAACATCGAGCAGCCCTGCCGCCCAACGTATGCGCTCCGCAAATAGAGAGGCGCGGGAGTTCTCCGTAATGTCGGAGAATCCCACCTCTTGCAGAGCCTTGACCTGCTCACGTTTAGCCTGGAGCAGCCCAGTGATGTTTTGTTGGTTACTTGCCATTTTTTTATCTGTCAATTATGTTAAGGATATCCTCATCGGCGGTGGCCAGACGGTTGTAGTAATCGTCGTAGGTCTCGCCGTTGTATTGCTTGAGATAGTCGTTGATGTTGTCGAGTGTGACATTGTCAACCTCAGCCTCGCCACTGTATTGCTCGCCAAGGAAATCAATCACGGCATTGATATAAGCCATGATAGACATGACAATAGAAAGCCCCTCGATGTGCTGCGTGAGATTGTCGATGTAAGACTGCTCGCGAACACGCGTGAGCTGATATGCACACTCAATGATAGGCTTGTCTTGCAACTTACCGTCTTCGGTAATGCCACGGATGCCGAGCGAGAGCAGTGTGGTAAGCAACGAGCCATCGCCCTGAAGCTCCTGCACGATGCGAATGGCCGTGAGCTGAAGGCTGCCCGACTGTGCATCGATAATGCGCTGAAGCATGGTCATCGGCTCAATGCCCTGGCAATGCTCGATGCGCAGAGCCTGAACGCTGGCGAGTGATGCTATCTGAAGATTGCCGCCAGTGAGCGTGTAGGTAAGCTTAGGCAAATTGATAAACTTGACAGCCTTGAGCGTAGCCGGAAGCGTGAGACGATCAATAGGCGATGTCTCGGCAATCTCAATGCTTTGCACACGACTGCCTTGAGCAAGTATGCTTGTAAGGCGCGGGCACATGGAAGCATCGACAGAGGCAACGAGAGTACCCCGAATGTCGAGCGACTTCAGGAACGGCATGTTGCCGAGATTGAGCGTGTCGAGAGTGCCGTCGGTGGTGTATGGCGAATATTTGGCACCGCCAATGACAAGGTCGTTAAGCAACCGGCAATACTGAATATCCCAGCCTTGCGCCTTAGGCGTGGACTGACTGATGTCGAGTTTTGCCAGCGAAGCCGCACCGAAAACATAAAGCATGGTGCCCGACTCGGAATAGCTACGCGGCTTATCCTTGAAGAACGTGTAGCTCTCGCCCTTCTTGAGATATGTGGAGTCGGCAGCAGTGTCGGCACGATCTTCGCCGATGCCGAAGAACCCATCTTTGGCAGCAGTAACCGTGACAGTTATAGCCTTGCCAGAGGCACGCATCTTGAACGGGTTGGTGTAGAGGTCGCCCACCTGATAGTAGCCGTCGCGATAGGCGAAGCGAGTCTTTATATACTCAGGCAGGTCGTCGAGCCGCAGCCCATGGAGCGCGAAGAAGTAGTTGGCACTCGCCTTGGAGTGCTGTATATACTTGCGCTCTCCATCGAAAGACGATATGACCTTGGCCCAGCGGAGGATGCGCTTAGACATCCATATCTGGTAGAGACCATCGTAGGAGAACAACTTCAGCCCCTGGCTGTCGGCAGCCTTACGCATCTCGTCGGCGACATCGTGGAGCGTGATGAAGCGCGACTTGTCGGTGTAGCCACTTGCATCGTCGCCGTTTTTGTAATCATCGAGCCAGATGACGGGATTGGCGTTGAGCTGCTGGAAGAACACGCTGTCCCAGCCCTGGTAGAGCCGTCCCGGTTCACCCTCGCCGACGAGCAACGGATTAAGCAACGCCGGGATGGTAAGGCCACAGTCGTTGTCGGCACCATTGGTACAGTCGCCATCGTACCAGTTGTTGAAATCGGAGCGCATAACGCCATCCTCGCAAAGCATGATGGTGTGCATCATGTTCTTGGAGCGTTGGTCGACAGCAGCCACATAGTCGGTCATTATATAATAATAGAGCGACGGGCGGATACGCCAGTAGCGGTGCATCTCATGGGCAAACTTCTTGGCACGGTTGGCCTTGGTGCCAGGCACCGACTTGCCGTCGAGCATGATGTTGCCGTCGGCCTCGGTGAGACGGTGACTGCACTGTTGCATCCACTGCAGGTTTTCGAAGAGGTAGTAAGGCACCTTCTTGCCACTCTCGTATAAATCAGTGAGGTCATCGTCGTCGGGATAACGACTCTCAAAGTGCGACAGCCAGACTGGTTTGCCAGTGGCTGGATCGAGCGCAACCATATCGTCAACCGTGTTGACCCCCTGATACCAGTTAAGGCCATTGTATTTAAGATGCTCGTAGCATTGTGTAGGGTTGAGTACACGCCCCACGACCGACCACTTCTTAGTGGTTCGGTCGTAGGTCATGGAACCAGTAGTGTCAATCCACTTGCCACCCTCATACTTGGCAAACTTGCCGTCATTAGTCTTGTAGACCTCGCTCCAGTCGTAGTCGGCAACATTGGCGGCAAGCAGCTCGTTGAGCGAGACATCAACCTCAGCAGCATCGGCCACCTCGCCAGTCGCGACGAAATGGCCAGAACCGTCGTTCTCGATGAACGCAGTCTTGGGGCCACAGAACTCAGACAGCATGTAGATGATGCCTGGCTGAAGCGCGGAAGTGTCGGCAAGAGTCTGCGCCTTGAACTCGCTGAATTCTTGGCCGCGTGCAGCCACAAGCTCAGTGAAGTCGCCATAGTTAAGACACTGGGCATTGTAGCCCTCGACCCCCTCGAAGCCGAACACCTTGGCATCGCCCTTATCCTCGTTGAGATTAGCCTTGACATGGAAGTAGGCATAAACCGGATTGGTGGCATCGGGCGAATACTTGTCGGTGCGGAAGAAGGCACATGCCACAGAAGCCACAGACGGGTTGATTTCAGCCTTGGACGTATTGGCCACCTGCCACGGTTGCATATACTCCTTGCCGAGCGCACGGATAAGGCGATTATTAAGCTCGCATGACGCACCGTTGTTGGCACCGGTGCAGTCGGAGTAGTCGACCTTCCATGTGATGATATTGGTAGGCACAGAGTTTTCGAGCACCTTGATTTTCGACTTGCGGGCGTTGGTCAGTGCCTCGTCGTACTTAGCGAGATCGTCGCCGCTGAACTCCTCGCGCTTGTGCAGTAGAGTAATCTTGCAGCCCTTGAACTTAGCCTTGTTGTTTTTGTCGGGACGCATCGAGGAGGTTGTACCCTGATTGGTGGTCGGCGCAGCCTCGATGAAGCAATCCTGCCACGGGCGGTCGGGGAAGTAGATGTAATAATCGTAGATGCGCTTTGTCTTCTTGTCGCCATCGAGAGTGTCGAGATAGCCCGGGTACTGGTCTTCGGCATCTTCAGTATTCTTGTTTTTCACCTGAATGACCACATAAAGACCGGCAGCCTTGCAAGCATCGACCGTAGGGCGATCCTTGGTAGTGTTCTCCGCCGTCTGCGACTGCATCACGTCGTTGGCCTCATACTCCTTGATCATGGCATCGGTGTCGGGCATGGCAGCGAGATAATTGTTGAAAGCCTGACGGAACGAGTAGTAAGTATTCCATGCCGTGAGCTGGTAGAGATAAAGGTCGGCAAGTGTGCCGTCGAAGCGGATGACGCTGTCGCTCATGGGCAGTGCATTCTTGGTGTAGGCACAAGCACCGCGCTCCTCGCCGTCGCCGAACAGCTTGACGACACCGATGCCCGAGTAAGGAGCCACAGCCGACGGCTCAATGACAATGTCAACACGCGTGACCTTGTCGGCCTTCAGCGGCATAGTGGCAGTGAACATGGTAGACTGCTCGCCGTCGCAGGTGAACACCACCTTGCTGCCAGTAGCATAGAACCCAATCTGCCCGTCGCCGAGAGCGTCGACAAGGCGAGCCGTGTCATCGGCCACATTGCTCGGCTTGATGGTAAACGAGAGAGCCATGCCCGTAGTCTCTGCAGAAGCGTTGCTCCATGGCTTGAAATCGCATTTGGCAGTGACATTCTCGGCAATGCGCAGAGTCATACGCCCCAGAGGGTTGCCGTTGGCATCGGTCTGCCCATACTCATCGGTGCCGTAGTTGTCGCGCACGAAGCCGTTGGTGGTGTAGTTGGAGCCGTTGACCTCGATGCTCACGCCGCCATCGGAGATAGACTTGTCGGCATCGCTATTAGAGCGTGACGACAAGTCGATGTCGAACAGAGCACCTGCAGTAGTGCTTATAGGCACCATGGAACCATCGATGGTGAACTCGTAGACAGCAGACTGTGAAGCCGCCGACTGAGCATAGAACCGCAGCCGGTTGCCGTCGGCCATGCCCGACAGACGCTTGGACACCTGGTAGGTACGGTCGCGTGACATCTGCTGCTGAATGATAGCCAGAGGCGTGTTGTTGCCCACCTGCATGTAGACATCGACTGCAGTCTTGGCCTGCCCAGGAGTGTAGGCAGCCACATCGAGCGATACAGTTTGGAAGAGTTTTTTAGTGGCAGTGCCATCGTCGCTCCAGCGCATGACAACGAGCGGGAGTTGCGACGACTCATTGACAACCATAATGCCCGAATAGAGCCAGTTGCCCACAACGCCCGACGCAATATCCTCGCCATGAATTCGTAGCGGATAAGAGCCATGCCCCAGCTTGAGAGCCTTAGGGTCGAAGGTGACAGCATGGGTGAACACATCGGTGACCACAACCTCGTCGACGGTGTGCCATTTGGACGAGTAGAACAGTTCAACCGTGGCGCGTATACCCTTAGACGAAGCGTTGTTAGGGAACGAATAGAGCGGCACCGACACAGCCAGACCATTCTCAGTGAGAGCTGTGGAAGCAGTGTAGTTGAGCGTCTGTTGCGACACCACGGTAGCATCGACACCAACAGCCGACACATTTTTGTTGCCCGAGTGGTCGCCATCGTCGTAAGCCACGAGGCGGAATGACCGTGAGCCAGCGGTGGTAGCAAAATACTCGGAGATGTCGATTTTGAACTTGAAATCGTCGGTAAGGTTAGCCGACGACTCGGTGTTGGCATTGAGTGTCTGCAGAACCGTGTTGGTGGACCGGTCAACAAGGTCAACACGCGCGATGGAGTTGAGCGAGTCGCCTGAAGGAGTTGTTGTGACCGACATGATGGCTGCCTCGATAACCATGGTAGAGCCTACCGCGCCATAGACCGTAGACCGCTTCAGTGCAATGCTGACGGTCGTAGCCTGGACCGCGCCGCCACCACCTTTGATGACAATCTGCTTCTGCTCGCCAATCTGGTCGCCGTCGGCATTGGTGAGTGCAAACTTGTAGACACCGCCCTCCTCCTCTTGGATGTCGAGGTCGGTAGGCGTGTTGGTGTATGCGCCACCAGTGCTGAAAGGGTCTTTGCCACCCTTGGCAGGAGCATCGGCAACCTTAATGTCATCGCTTTTGCCGAACTCCACCCACAGCGTGGCACCGTCGGCAGTCTGCGAGGCATCGGTGATGTTATCGCCGGTAAACTGAAAAGACTTGGTCTTGTTAGGTTCGGAGAGGAACGAAATGATGAGACCGCGCTTGATGTAGTTGACAGCCGTGCTCTGCTGATAGCTGATGAGAGCAGCCACGGCACTGCTGAGAGTGTAATATACCGTTTGCCCATTGCCGTCGATGAGATTGTTGATGTTGATGTAAGTCTCGGAGCCAGCGGCAAGCGAGCCGAAATCCTGCCAGTTGGCAGTGTTTTGGAAACCGTCGAGCGTGGCACCGATATATTGGTAAGTTTTCCAAATCTTCTTTGAGACCTGAAAAGTGAGCATCATGCCGAGAGCTGCCCTGCCAGCCTTGAGCGCGACATCGACAGCCGAGGCATTAGCGTTGTCGGGATCGTAGAGCGAGTAGTAGCCACTGATGGGATAAGACACAGTAGGGTTGAATACAGCCGACGACCCGCCACCGCCGATGTCTTGCCAGAGGTCGGTGTTTTGAAAGACGCTCGCCTCGGAAGAAGAACCGATGTATTGCTTCAGCTCCCAGTGAGTGGCATCTTTGCGGTAGGTAATGACCATGCCTGGCACTGCAAGGCCGCTGATAGAAGAAGTCTGCACAATGCGCTCAATGGCGGAAGCAAGCGAGTAGTCGGAGTTGACAAGACGGTTGACATTGACTAAAGTCACAAGACCGAGTCGGGTCTGTATCTCGCCGACAGCATTCTCAAGCTCCTGCCCCGACACACCAGGAAACGCCATGCCGGGGTCGCGACCAAGCGATATGTCGGAACCTATGACGGAGAATTCTGCATCAGCCCAGTGGTATGCCTTATGGCTTGTGGTGTCAATATAAAGCTTACCGGGTAAAGGATAGTCGTCGCAATAACGGCTACGGTCGGCCCAGTTGATGTAGTATTTGCCTTCGCGAACCATGGACATACCATCGTCGCCGTTTTGGTCGCAAAGCAGGAATCTGTCGCGTGACGAGTCGAAAACCACACAGCAGCCCATGTCGGTAGACTGGTGTATGGAAGAAAGCATCTGGATAGTGACATTGTTGACCATGCCCCTGAAGTCGAGCACATCATCGAAGTCGAGTGGAATATGCTCCGACGGCACCTTGCCATCATCGCCCAACGGAGCCAAACCCTCAGCCACGCCCTTGGTGGCCATGAAGTCGGCAAGGGACTTGCTCATGGCAGTGTCGGCAGTTTGACGAGCTACTGTCTCTTCGGTGAGGGCAGTCTGAAGGGTTGCAATCGCCTTGCTCTGGTCGGAGGACGAGTTGGAGATGTTGAGAATGGTCTGCGACATAGAGTTGAGCGAGGTGGTGATTTGCGCCAACTGCGCAGGAGTCATGATACCAGCCTTGGAGGTATCGACATTAGGCAGGACAGCGGAGACGGTGGAAGTGCTCTCGCCAGCCTTCATGGTGAAGAGAAGCTGCACACCATTGGCATCGGCAGAAGGGAGAACCTTGATGCTGGTGATGGCACCCGATGACGAGGTGTTGACCTCCTTCACCTTATCGACGATGTCGCGGAGCATCTTGCCGACAAGCGCCGCCGTGTTGGAGTCGGGCAGAGTGTTGGTGCGTATGGTCTCGGCATCGGAAATGAGAGAATCGAATGTTTTAGCCATTGTCTGAAGAATTGAAATTGTTAATACTTTCGGTGATGCAGCCCGCAATAGGAACGACGAACTCTGCCATATAGCCGTAGAGGGCATTCTGCTCATTTTGCAGCGGAACGACCTTGGCGAATTGTGGCGAAGCGATGTAGCGCAGCCAGCGCAGGTCGGGTGACGGCTTCATGCGGTCGTGTATCATGCGTGCAAAGATATCGGTAATAATCTGCTCCGACGAGGACAACGCACGCTCCACCTCGGCATAGTCGGCGGTGTCGGTGACGTGCTGGAACACCTCGATGTGGCAGGTATAATCACGGCGCAGCGACTGCGACGAGATGTTGAGAGCGAAGTCGGTAGACTCGAAATAGACAGCTGGGTAGCGCAGCTCTTGGGCGAGGGATGTATTGCGGTGGTCGTCGTTGAGATTGACGAAGTGCGGCTCCTCGCTGGAGTGGCGCACGGAGTTGTGCTCACGGCAGAGCTGCTCTATATAGTCGGCAACAGTCTGTATGGTCATAAGCGGTTGGTTGTTAATGTGGTTGACGTGATTGCTTGATGCGGCGGTTCATAAGCCGGAAAGCGTCGATGGCAGCCATGCGCTTGTAGCGCTCGATGAACGCCACGTCGTCGCCCATAAAGGCATCGAATATGGCGAGCCAGTCGGTGGGGCGAGGCTTCTTGTGCTTGGCTTGCGGCTCATCGTCGGTGTCGGGCTGCTCGTTGTCGGGTGGTGGAAAGAGATACGGATAGGAACGCGAGAGCCAGCGACGGATGAGTATGAAGTTGAGGAAGATGGCCTGACGCACGGTGTCGGGCAGGTGTTCGACGGCGTTGACCTTGGCATCCATATCGTCGTCGCGACGGCGAGGGGCATGGTAGAGCGCGGCAATGAAGAGTGTGAGGTGGTCGGGGTCGGCGGTGATGGCGTAGCGCTGGAAGTGGGTGTCGGCAAGCATAAACTGCTCAAGTGTGCAGCCACCCAGACGCGGAGTAGGTGCGAGATAGGCAGTGTCGGGAAGGACGGCGATTTTGAAATCATCGACCGAATCGTCGAGACGGCGCATCCACGAAGTGAGCTGCGTGAGGCAGTAGACGAAGTAGGAGTCGAGGGCATGGACAACGGAGAGCGGAACGCCGAAGAAGCGTGAGAGCAGCTCGTCGCTGTGGATGCCGCCAGACCACAGCTGGGCAGCGAGCTGCATGCCGTCGGCATCAAGCTCTGCCCAAGAGGTGGGTATGTCGCGGTCGAAAGACTGGTGCTTGTGGGTTATTTTTATGTGCTTCATATTGGCTACATGGCAAAGAATGCGGCATGGGAGTCGTTGTCGCGGATGGGCCCGGAGGTCTCGGCGGTGACAAAGCTGCCCATATAATTATTGAGAAACGAGTGGAGTGAGGCTTCGGCGCGATGCGCGTCGAGGTCGGCAAGGGCGCATCGGTCGCCTATCTGGCGGTCAGAAGCCGGCGCGATGGTGTCGTTGCCGTAGGAGCCTGACGCAGCAGTGGCGGAGAAGTAAAGACCGCGCTCGGTGAGCGAGCCAGTCTGGCGGAGCAGACGCGCGGCAGCCTTGCGGACAACGAAGTCGGCGCAGGCGAGGCGCAACTGGTCGAGCGTGCAGACACACTCGTCGGAGGGAAACTCAGCCTCGCCACTGAGCCATTGGCGCAGGAGAGCATAAAGGCTGCTGCCAAGTATGGGCTGAAGGTCGTACTCCTCGACGGTGCGGAACTCGCCCTGCAAGCGCATAAAGACGATGTGCGACGAGTTGATGAACACAAACTGGTTGGCCTCGCGCGGTGAGCGCACGATGGCGCGGCTGCGGTCGGTGTAGCACTGCGACTGGCAGAACTCGGGATAGTCGGCGATGTGGTCGTCGAGGAAGTCGAGCAGATAGTCGAGGGCATTGAAGCCACGGTTCTTGAACGTGGAGCGCAGGTTGTCCTCCTGATACTTGTAGGCACCTTGCCAGTCGGCGGAGCCTTGACGCTGGAAGCCCTGGTCGGAGATGCGGAGGTTGAGTGCATCGAAGTCGTGCCAGAAGGCGAGATTGGCTACTGCACGGCGTGCGGTCTGCACGAGCTGCGAGGCGAGGGTGTCGCCCTCGGGCAGGTTGTCGGCAAGCTGCTGAAGGCGGTTGACCATGGACTCGCCGAGGAGAGGGGCGAGAAACTGCTGCTCGACGGATGCAAACGACGACTGCATCTTGGCAAACGAGAGCGAGGAGGAGACGGGGACGAAGGGCGACAGTTGGCGACCGTTGTCCCAGTGGGCTTGGGAAAAGAGCATAACTAATTAAGTTTAAGCCTTGCAGAGCCTCTTTAGGCATCTTTAAGCCGATGGTACTAATAAGACGGATAGGGCGGATAAGGCTGATAATACATTGCGTTACGAGAGCTTGTGTGTGGTGCCGGCACCAGTGTCGAGGGTGGTGAGGATGGTGTTGCGGAAGCGCAGCTGAATGTCGGAGGGAGCACCGTTGAGCTGAAGATAGAGCTGGAGCGGGTCGAGGATGTTCTGGCGGTCGATCCACGAGTTGGCGATGTTGACGAGGAACGCCTCGCGGATGTTGGAGCCGCCCTGGTTGCCGGCATAGGAGCCGCCCGGCATACCCGCGCCGAGGACATTGGGGTTGACCATGAGCGAGAAGAGAATCTCGGAGTTGGCGGCAGCCGACGTGACGAGGTTCTCCTGCCCTGCCGAGTACTTGTTGGAGAGTGGTGTGATTTTCCACTCCTCCTCCACACGGCCGTTCATCTCGTTGACGGCATAGTTGGTGAAGATAGGCTTCTCGGCATTCTCAGGCCCGAGCAGATTGCGCTCGATGGTGTCCATATACTTGTTGATGGCGGTGCGTCGCAGCTCGGTGTCCTTGAACTCCGAGGTGGGGAACTTCTTGTCCCAGTAGGAGTAGGGTATCTGGACGTGCCACTTCCATGTGGTCTGGTTCTTGTAAGCCTTCTTGAGATACTGCGGCACCATGTGGGCGATGTCAACCCATCCAGCCACATAAGCCGGCCACCAGATAGGCTCGCCGTAGATGTCGTCGTTGCTCCAGGAGTCGCGCACGGGAAAGACGAAGCCCTGCTTCATTGCCCCGGAGAAGCGCAGTAGCTCGGCGTGGTTCTCGGGCGAATAGTCGGAGAGCAGCGGCAGGATGGCGTAGGCCGACGGCGATAAATCCCATGAGCCGCTGACCACACAGTTTTGCGATCCGAGCGCGTCTTGCGGCTCGGTGAAACGGAAGTGAAGGCTGTTGATGGTGTTAAGACCGATAATCTTGTTGCCAGCCTGGTTGGGCACGAACTGCACTGCAGCTATGCCCACCTTGAGGAAGTCGCGCAGTGCCTTCTCCATATATCGGCGCACGAGGCGCGAGCCTACGAACTGCTGAAGCTGCGGGTCGTTGACCGGTTCGAGCAGTTCGTCGCCATTGTCGCCATAGCCCTTGACCCGACAGGCGAAAATGCCCTGACCCATGGTGAGGTTGCGCAGGAAGCGCAGACCAGTGTTGAGCACGGTGGTGTCGCTCACGGTCTTGGCGGCAAGCACGGGGAAGAGGTTGTCTCTGCCCCATGCGAGCACACGCTGCCCAGCTACCTCGATGAAGTCGTGGCGCGTGTCGTCGTAGGGGAAGAGCACACGGCGTCGCTGGTCGGCGGCGTGGCGGTCGAGCTTGGTGTCGTAGAAGGCAAGCTCCGACTGCATCATGAGGGGCGTGCCCTCCTTATTGAAGAGAATATCCATTGCTCCAGTCGATAATGTGAGAGTTGAATTCGATGATGTTGGTGATCTTTACCGGTATGACGTGCAGCTCGGGATTGCCCTTGCAGTCGCACGGCTGAATGCCACGGAAGCGGTGTCGCTGCATGTCGATGCCCTTGCAGCCGGTGGCGTAGGCGGTTGGGAGGAACCGCAGACGGCCATCCTTGGTGGTGAACTTTATTGAAAATATGCGTCGCCGCCCGTAGCGGTCGGTGCGTATGTCGAGGTCGGCGAGCATGGTGGTCGCGTAGATGGATGATTTGGTGTCTGCCATAACATTGCGGTTTTAAGAGAAAGACTTGTCGAATGGAGGTTTGGCGAAGACGGCAGCCTGGCCCGTGTCGGGCGTGACGAAAGGCTGGCGCATGAGGCGCGAGTCGGCAAACTGCCATGTGAACAGCACGCTGTCGGGCTCGCTTGTGGGGCGCGATACGGAGGAGTCGACCTCGGTGACGGTGATGCGCCGCAGTGTGCCGTCGTCGCAGACGAAGGCGTAGGGCGACGACATGAGGTCGTAGACAGCGTGACGCTCGCCGGGGCGCAGCCAGCCCGAGTTGGCCTTGTGGCTCTCGGTGAGCTGTGCATCGAGGCGGATGTACTCTCGCCCGGCATAGCCGAAGTCGGAATCAAGCTCTTGCTCCTCGGTGGACTTGCCACGGAAGGAGAGGCAGTCGGGCACACCGAAGAGGTTGAGATAGACGAAATGAGTGAGCGACGACGGCTGCGGTGAGCGGTCGATGTCGAAGCGTATGCAGTCGGCCTGTGCATCGCCCCTGAAGAGCGTGAGCACATAGTAGAGCAGAGTGGAGCCGACGGGTGCTGTGGTGATGGCCCGGATGGAGGATGTGGTGGCGGTAAGGGTGAAGTAGTCGCTGGAGCAGTCAGGCTCGACTGCAGTCTCGCGCCATGCGAGACCGCCACCGTCGGCGAGTCGGTAGGCTGCGCCCACGACGAGCTTCAGCCCCGACTGCCCAGCCGTGAGGATGCTGACGGGCATGGGTTGCCCCTCGACGACGCGGCGTTGGCGCACCTGCGTGGCGAACATCGGCTTCACCTCGGTCAGGTTGCGCCACATGTAGAGGGCGCGAGTCTGGAGCGTAGAGCCGCCAGTGACGGAAACCTTCAGCGAGCACGATGCCGAGCGCACCCCTGCGATGAGCATGCCGTTGGGCGAGAAGGTGGTGAGCACGGCAGCGTTGACAAGCTCGGACAGCTCGGCGAGGTGTACGGTGCCGTCGGCCGAGGGCGAGTAGGTGGAGGAGTTGTCGAAGATGACGGTGCCTGAGGCATCGGCAATGGTGGTGGCCACAACAACGTCACCCCCAGCCGGGATGACGATATCGTCGGCTGAGGGTGAGAATATGATATTAGGCAAATCGGAAAGCTGCATTGAGATATGAGAATATTGAAATATGGAAATATTTAAATATCGAATATTTTGGCTGCTACCACCTGATGAGCTGGTAGCCCACGCCAGCCACGGGCGAACGCTCGGAGAAGTTGTAGCCGGCGTACATAACCCAGCGGCGGTAGTGGTAGGCAGCGAGGAGTGTGGTGTTGTGAAGGCCCCACGTGGACTGCAGGTCTACGGAGCGGGTCGTCGCGAGTCTGTTTGGTGTGAACGTGAGACGCACTGATCGACCTGCAATCACGTTTTGGGCCACTGTGTCGCTGATGACCGCGACGGCACTGCCTCCGAGCTTGCCCGGAGCCGAGGCACGCAGTGTGTCGCGGTAGACATGGCGCGAGAAGTAGCTGGAAATTATGGCGTCGGTATCAACGACAGCCGGGAGTTCGACGCGCACCGTCTCCTGCGGCAGCGGCACATATATTGAGTCCTTTGTTGTCGGTAGCGACAGCAAGGGATCGTAGAAACTGGACGGATAGCCAGACGGCTCCTCCGCCGACCCAGCCCCGGTGCATCGACCGAGGGTGAAGGCGGCGGCGAGAGTCGCGAGGAAAACCAGCACGAGTACTGGCCATTTAGAACTAACATTTGTCATAAAAACAAGAACTGCTTGTGGTTAAAACTACAACTATTTATTATACCTATATGAAGATTTGAAAAGCCGGTCGTAGGCTGTGGTCATGGCACGCTTCACCATGTCGATGTAGAAGCTCTTGTCTTTGCCGTCGATGCACGCCATGTTTTCGAGTATGGAAGTGGTGTTCTCGGTGACGAAGGCAATCATGAGGATGACCGTGAGCAGGTCGAAGAACCATGCGCCTACGAGCCATGTGAGCGACGTGCTGCCGTACTGCTCGGCGAAGAACTCGAAGAGCTGGCACGACACGAAGAGGAAGAACCAGATGCAGAGCTTCAGCACGAAACGCGAGAACTTGGCACTCTCGAAGTGCTCCTGCCGCTTGTGGCTCGCCACCACGCCCGACACAAGCTCAACGACCATGACTATGACCATGGCGATGGCGAGGATGGGCCAGATGCCGAGTGCCGTGCATATAAGGCCCCACAGCGACGAGAGCGCGAGGCTCTGCCCTACGCCGACGTATTTGGTGGACGGAAACACGCTCTGCAACAGAGTCGTCGCGCTGCCGTAGCCATAGCTGAGAAGAAATCTATTAATGAACCCCATAAAATTAAAGTCGAAATGATTAGTACGGGGGCAAAGGTAATGCATATAAATAAGATATTGTGGGACAAAAAACAATGGCGAAAAAGCAGAAAATAATTGATTGAAATCTTGTGTATAAGCGAAAGATTATGTATCTTTGCAATGTGATAAGAAACATGTAGAACTTATAAAAAAGAAAGAAATGGACGACATTTTAGAAAACGAAATCAAGTTCAAGGAAAACTTGTTAAGAGCTTACTTGAGGTTGTCGGAAAAATCGGGAATATGCACCCGTAGGCAACAAGAAACAATGGACTCTCTGCTTGATGACCTCTCGAAACTTTACAAGAAAAGAAAGAAGTAAAAAACAAAAAGCCTCTCCTTCGGGAGAGGTTTTAAAAACATAAAAGATATGGAAAAAGCAAAGGAACTGCTTGCCGAGTTGAAACCGCTCATGAGCAAGTTTGACAAGGAAAGCGAGACTCGCCGCGACGAGATTGCAGCATGGTTTAAGGAGCACAAGGATGAACCCGGTGTGGAAGAAGCCTTCAACAACTTCATGGACGCTGGGTTGACAGAAATCGAGAGTGACGTGAATAGACTGCGTGAGCAGATGGAGGATAAATACTCATTGCTGCCAATAGCCTACATCGCCCGCCACTACTTCGGCAAGAGCCGTGCATGGCTTTATCAGCGGCTCAACGGCAACGAGGTAAGGGGCAAGGTATACACTCTCAACGCCGAGCAAAAGAATACGTTCAACAATGCCGTGCAGGATATTGCAAGACAAATAGGCTCAGTCCATTTAGCTTAAAAGTGGAACATGTTTTTTTATCACACGCGACCCGAGGTTTGAGCCACCTCGGGTTTTTTGTTGCCTGCCGGGTTGGGAAAAGCGCAAAAACGGTGCGCCCTATTCACATGGGACGCACCGCAGAAATTTATTGTTTAACCTTAAAAAAATGTAGATGCTTTGGGGTTGGCTCAGACTTCGTAGTCGTGAAGCTCGTAGAGTCGCCATAGTGGCTCACCGTCGATATTCACTGACTCGTAGCCCATCTCTGTCATGTAGGCAGTGACTTCTGCCTCGGTGACGGGATAGGTGTTGCGCAGCGAGTAAACCAGCTCGCGCGACGAGCGCAGCGTGACGCGGTGTCGTTCGCCGTGTGGCGCGTAGTGGTCGGTGATGAACTGGCGGAACACTTCGCCTTTGACAACCTCCTGGTCATCGGAGAATAGTGAGTGGAGATTTACTTCTGCCATGTCTGGTACCTCCTTTCCGGTTTGAGATTGTCGGGACAGTGGCGGTTGAGGTCGGAGAGGAAGGCGATGACGGCGCGGATGGTGTCGAGGTCGGCGAACCACTCTTGGTATTCATTCAGCTCGCAGTCGATCATGGAGCCGTCGGCGGTCTTGGCAAGCAGGTGCTCGCGGCTGTTGGTGAGCAGGTCGATGAGATAGGTTATCTGTCCGCTCTGTATGTCGTGGTCGAGCTGGCGCACGATGGCGGGACGGGCGAATTCGAAGTGCTCGGTCTTGGGCGCATTGGGCTGTGGAGTGTTGTTATTGCTGTTCATCGGCGGCCTCCTTTCTCGGCTTCGGCTTCGATTTGCTCCTCGTCGTGTAGCCAGTTGTCGTTGTCCTCTTGGTTGAGCCGGTAGACATTGTAGCCCGCGAGGGCTACACAGACGAGGGTGGTGAGAAGTGATGTCTCGGCGGCGGCAGCGGCGACGATCATGAAGAAGGCGCAGAGGTTGACGCGTAGAACCTCGCGGCGTGTGCAGTCGAAGTCGCAGAGGATGGTGAATAACTCGCTCTTTGCGTTGAGCCATGCCCCGAGAGCCTTGCGGACTGACGGAGTGTTGACGCTCAGCGGGCGCAGTTGAGCTGTGCGCTGAAGGGATGCAGTTGTTTGCATAATGATGAGTGTTTTAGCCTTATGCCGGGAAACCGCCCGGCTCGGTTTGACGATAGGGTACGAAAAAAGGCGGATCGCACTTCCTCGTCTGCTAAAACACTCATGCTAATCCACCACAAAGGGCAAAAAAACACGTGGAAGGCGAACCGCCGTATATTTTCTCTTGCATCTCCACACAGCTATGTGGAGTGCTCCACATAAACAAAGGGCGAGCCTCTGGAATGTGGCAAATGTATGGGCAAAAAAATAAGCCCACGACATCAATAATAATGTTGGTTGGGCTTGAACATATCGTCTCGCCCTTTGTTTATGTGGAGTGCTCCACATGAGTATTTTAGCGATGGCAAAGATAGGGATAAAGATTGAGACGTGCAAGGAAAAAGGGAAAAAAGTTTGAAAAAAGTTGTGGAGGGAGTGGAAATAAGCCTTGCATGGCCTCTTTATGATGTGGTGGAATGTCCCATTGGGGAGAGATGGAAAGGAGTAACTTTGTGGTATGGAAAAGGAAATGGAACAGTTGCTTGCGGAGCAACGCAGAATGCGCACGGACATAGAGAACGTGCAGAAAAACGAGAAAAGCATGCTCGGACTCATTTTTATAATCCTTGCATGCCTTGCAGCAGTGTGCTACCTGCTAACTAAATAGCAGAGTGGCGAGCTGAGTGTCAGAGTATTGCATAATTATATTGTTTATAGGGAAAAAGCCCCCGATGCTTGCGGCATCGAAGGCTAACGGTGTGATAAAAAACTATCGCTATAAAGCGACGCTCATAGAGCTGAGTTAGCCGCATGGTCGGGCGGCGGTGTTGAATGAATTAAACAGTGACCATTTCAATATCCTTGGCAAGACGGCGCAACCCCGACTTGATTTTGCTGACCTGTTGCGGGCGTGGTTTGGAAATGCCGCTCGCATAGTGGGAGAGCTGCTTTTGGTTGATGCCCGTAATCTCCTGAAGGGCAGCAAACGAGAATATTCCCCGGTAGTAGTCGAGCAGTGTAGCTACATCGAAATCGTAGACCAGTTGATAGTCGCCATCGAACACCTTGGGGTAGGCATCGCCATCCTTGCGGCGACCTTCGAGCCAGAAGTCGATGCTCTCCTGGACATACTTCTTAAAGCCGTCAAGGTCGCCATCATAAGCAACAACCCAACCAGGCAACAAGTCGCAAGCGCAACAATATCCGTCGTCAGTGCGAGCCGCTTTAATAACAACTTTCTCCATAGTGTTTATATTTGTCTTTATACGTTAATTCTTAAAAGTGGTGGCAGCCATGACCGCCACCTTGTTGAATATTAAAACCGCGCTATTAGAAAATGTGAAGGGAGGGGCGGAGCATTACTCCACCCCGGTTTGTCAGAACTTCAGCCCCGACTGCCGCTCAATACTATTGAGGAGAAATCCGCAAATAGATGTTGTCGGCTTGCCGTTGACAGTCACGACACCCTTTTTGGTTGGATGTTTGAACTCTCTGTGGCTCCCATTCTGTCGGTCGATATACCAACCGTCATCGCCTAAGATCTTCAAAATCTTAGCAACTTTCACATTTTTCATAGATCGCTTGTTTAATAATTCAACACTGCAAAGGTAGTAATTTTACTACTAATAACCAAACAAAATAGTAACTATTTTACTATGAATAATAAAAACGTCTCAAAAAGC